TGCTCAGCGGTCACTCTTTCGCCATAACCCTTTAAGCGCTCTAAGATGATCTTTGATTCGACTTCTGTTTCCGATAGAGCACTAACTGCCTTGGTTCGCATCTCATCCTGAATATCATTAATTTCTATCTGCTCATCTCTCGTTAAGGCTCTCTTTTCCTCGCTAGCTTCTTCCAGTATAGCCCTTATTCTTTCGTTACCCTCTTCAGTGGCCTTGATTTGTTCAGCGTGGTATTCGTTCAAAGACTCAAGAGCTTCAGCTTCTTCACTGTCTCTAAGTGACGAGCTAGTGTTAAAAAACTCTTGCATTTGAGTGTATCTGTCTTTGTGCTGTGCTTCCATTCCAGCTACTACTTGAGCGTTCATGTTATCGTAAGTTGATATGATCTCGCTTGTATTTTCTTTGGTCAAAGTGGTTGAATTTATATAAAAATCGGTTATGGCCCTTGTTGCCTCATCATCCATATCGATATATGCCTGTACAGCCTGTTTGGTGGCATCCGATATCTTTACGGTATTTTGCTCCACAATTTTAGTCATATATCCGTAAGATGTTTCTACTTTTTCAGATGTAACTTCTACTTTGTCAGCAAATAGGTCTACTGTCGGGATGGTCTCTTTTTTTAACTGTTGATGTATGGCTAAGCCTCCGCCAACTACCGCTCCTGCGACTAAAGCCCAAGGTCCAGCTGCCACTACGGCTCCTCCTATAGATTTGGCGAGTCCTCCAAAACCTGCAGCACCTGCGGCTTTTCCTGCGGCTGTTGTTGCGGCGGCAGTGGCAGTAGAAGTCCCCGATAGGGTTTTGATAACCTTACCGCCAACGCCGATAAACTTACCGAATCCACCGACCATCCCGCTAACCATCGATGTTACTTTTCCACCGGCCCATAACACCGGACCAGCAGCGGCAGCAAACCCCATAAACTTAAATATTGACTCTTGGGTTGATTTGTCGAGGTTGCCAAACCACTTAGTAAGGCTTTCAAGTTGGGTCAAAAACCTGTCGGCTAGTGGCATTACTACATTTTCTATTGTCGGAGCTAAATTTTGATACATAGACAAGGCTGTATCGATCGCCCTGTCTTTGAGTAGCTTAAATTGGTCTTGCAAGTTTTTAAGTTGCTTGCCGGCTACTTCCTCGGTAACCCCTGAAGCACTTCTTAGTTCTGTTTCATACTCTCTTATAGCGTCTGACGTGCCTAACAAGGTGAGCAGGGCAGAGACTGAGCGGTCTTGGAATCCCATAGTTGTTAGAGTAGACCTGACCTGAGCATCACTCATACCGTCAAGAGCGCCTTCCAGATCCCCTACAATATCGGCAATATTTCTCATGTTACCGTCAGTGTCGAAAACTTTAACATTAAATTTCTCAAAAGCTTCTTCATTCTTTAAAGCGGCGTTTTGCAAGTCCCTGAAAACAATGTTTAATTGTTCTCCGGCGGCTTCGCCCTTAACGCCCTGGTCAGCCCAGGCCGCAAGAACAGCAACTCCTTCTTCGACGTCTTTGTTTAAGAGTCTAAGAGCTGCCCCGGCTTTGTTTGTCAATGACTCTGAAAACTGTTCAACGGTGGCGTTTGCGATGGTATTGGCCTTAACCAACACGTCAGATACCATCGTCATGTTAGCCATGTTTTCAGCGGTATCATCGACCGCTAAACCTAAAGCAGATTGAGCATCAGTTAAGAGGTCTGTAGCTCTAGCCATGTCAAAGTTGCCCGCTTGTGCGAATGATGCTACTTTGGGTAAAGCGCCTATTGATTGAGCGGCATCTAGTCCGGCAGAAGCTAAGTAAAAGTACGACTCTGCCGCTTCTCGTGCGCTGAACCTTGTATTTCTTGCTACATCTCTAGCCGTCTTTTCCATGTCGTTTTTCATGGCCTCCGACAAATCGCCCATAATAGCAGTGGATGCAGTCATGGCAGATTCAAAATCTGAACCGAATTTAATTACAGCGGCGCCAGCGGCCACAATTGGTACAGTCACAGCTTTAGTCATGGACTTACCGGCACTTTGCATTTTCTGACCTGATTTTTCTAATCTTGATTCAAAGTTTTTTATTTGTGACTGGGCTTTGTCTAATGTCGTAAAATATTGACGTCCGTCAAGTATCAAATCTCCATGAACCGCCCCGGCAAATATTGACATCGTATCACCTCCCGGCGATTGGTTTAGTGTTTATTTATAAAATCGATCAAGCTTTGATTTGTCGTTTTCTGTTTGGCTTCTTCATCGTCTCTAAATCTGATTTTCTTCCAGTTGTAATCTCCCTTATCAGTGATAGCTTCAGATTCGATCGCAAATGCACACTCATCAAAACAGTAGGCTAGATATGGATCTTCGATGTTGACTATCTCACTTGGTTTTTTTCGGTAATGCTTTGCCATTTGGATTATTTTTATCATCCTTTTCGATGTTACGAAAGGAGTTTAACTGCTTCGCCTCTGTCGTTGCCCACTCAAATATCGCAAGCATTTGTTCGTCTGTTAGATAAGGTTCCAGCTCTTTATAAGTTGGTTCTACAAGGCAGATTTCAGCGTAGAATCTATGTAGTTCAAACCTGTTGTTAGCCTCGCTTAATAAGTCCTTATTTTCGTCCTTTTCTGGCTTGCTAGGCTTACCCCCGAACATACTTACTACAGTTGATATGTGCTCATTAGGGATTTTCCCAGCTCTAAGCATGTACATTATGTTTGGCCTTCTCATTTTGACACCGATCTGATCACCAGGGACGAATCCGGGGATTTCTACCACAGTATCTCTCGGTACTTCATTAATTTGACTCATATCAAAAACTTTCAAATTTGTTACCCCCTTAAAATTAAAAAGCTACCCTTATACAGGTAGCTCGTCCATAAAGTCAATCTTAACAGGCTTTTCACCTGATTTTGCCCTACTTCTCAAATTGAATTCAGGCACAAAGAATTCGCTGTCTTGCACAGAGAAATTAACAGGAGTTCCCTTGCAATGCTTGTAGCTAAACATTACATAACTCTTAGTTGAGCCGTCTCCATCCTTTTCTTCGGTGTAGATGTTAGTTGTAAACGGCGTTCTAGTAACTGGCGTTCCAGCTTCAGGGCCTTCATATGATACAACTTTTGTAGTTTCGATGGCGTCAAAAGTCAAAGTTCCACCATCTATAAGGGCTAGTACCTCAGGCACCATCACAGCGTTAACCATTCGGATATTGTAGCCTTTTACGATGTCTTCCCAGTTGTTCTGGGCTTTAATGACGTTTTTTACCCTAAGCTCATTCTCACTGCCTTCTGATATGAAAGCGAGTACTTCCGCTTCTGTCGAAACGTCGGTTAGCCTGTAGGTCTTTGGAGTTGTTTCCTCTGTTACAAGTTCAACCCTGACTATATTGGCCAATGGAAATTCAGTTATTACTTCTGGCATATTTTATACCTCCAATTTTTTTAATATTTCGTAGCTAATAGATTTAGTGTAGGCTTCTTTGTCATCACTGATAACAGTCGATGTCTCATTGCCTGTGTATCTTAAGTTTGTTAATTCTTTTAAAGCTGATTTAACCTGCGCCGTGTAGTTATCAATTTGCGGATAGCTCGACAAAGGCACGTAGATTATCACGTCAAGGATTGCACGTCCAGTCCGGTTGGTGCCCATGGTCGGTAATTGGCCATCGTCTTTTAAGACAGTGTAGGGGACAGTGCAGAGACCTTTATGTTTGCCTTGGAAATAGGGGTTCAATCCTTTTTCGATTAACTTATCGTAAGCACTCAAAATCATTATTTCAACCCCTTTATGGTCTTCTCGTAGCCTCGCATGATTTCAGCTGCGTTTTTTCTTATGGTCGGAATAAGTATCGCGTACTCTTTCTCATAATCAAGCTCTAGACGTGGGGAATAGACCATACCACCGCTTAGTCTGATAGTACACAGGTTTTTCTCCCAGCCGAAATCGCCGAGGATTGAGTTTCTCGCATTTGCGGTGTGATCGGTCCAAGGACGGTTCCTCTTTGCATCAGCTTCCATTTTCTTAGCTGCCGTATGAGCATAAAGCCCAAGACCAGAACGGACTTTTTTTTCTACTTTCATAAAGTTAAACGTATTTTTTACTTTAATCAACCGCCAACACCTCCAAGTCTACCTGTTTACAGATATCAAAGTAGTTGTTGACCTCCATCACACGGTAGGATTTCCCACCGCTCTCAAAAGTGTCGCCACTAAGAATATCTGCGTCACTTGAGGCAAGGATTTTATCAATATTTCCAGCCATGAATCCTATAACTTCACCTGATTCCTTTGCGACACCACGAGTAAAGTTCTTGTTGTAGATTCTCACTGTTGCAGTGACAGTCAAAGGTGAAGTAGTATAGCCGCCGTAACCGTCCGGAGTCTTTACAAGTCTCTCGATTGTGATCTCAACAGGTTCTTGACTAATCAGCTTTTCAATGTATCGCTTGTAATACTTAAAGCCGTTCATCAACTCTAATCACCGTCCCTGTCTTGTTGCTCCTGTAAGATCTAGCCAGACTGAGGAAATGACTCTTAGGAGACGGGATAGTCACATCACCCAGCTTCATCTCCTCTATCCCTGTTTTAACAAGGCATAACTCTCTGGCCAGAGATTCTAAGGGGGCATCTGTTAAGCCGTCTATACGGGATTGCAAGTAGATATCGTCAAAGTACGGATAGTTATCTTCATCAATCAGACTTTTTAGTCTTTCTAGGTCTGACATTTGCCTTCACCTCTTCCACCGAGTAGCCTTTTTCCCTAAACCAGTCAATCATTCTCTCGTTATCAGTCTCAGCCAATCCATTTAAAAAGGCCACACCGGCAATTTCGCCAGTGTAAGCCTCATTAGGTGCTTTTATTTTAAACATCATGCATCATCCTTAGCTAATTTTTATATTTCTAAGTACCCCTGCCGCCCTAGTCTTTTTAAGTGCCACAGCTGCAACCATCTCAACATCACCAGTTTTTACAACCCCTGGGCCTGACAAGATAGGAGGATTCGCAGTGATCATCTTGTTGCCAGTGACAGTAACGCCGTGGAATCCATCAATCCCCAGTCTTACAGCGTAAAGGTCGGAAAGACCAGTTACAGTGTCTACACCGTTAGGGGTTCTGTCATCAACGATAGGCACAGTCGGCACTGCTATGCCAGAATCGTTAACGAACATTCCAAGGTCAACTAGTGGAATGTTGTCATAACCAGTTATTCCCTTCCCGAAAGCGTCCTCAGCTTGAGTTAAATATCCCGCACGCCTTGCAACTGCCTTAAGCTTAGTTATCAATTTAGAGTTACCCATAAGCATTGTTGGAATTCCGTCAAGTTCTGCAAGGAAAGAATCCAGCAAGTCTAGGAAAGTCTTGTAGTTGGAATCTAGAGCAGTTGAATCGCTAAGGTCTATGTGAGTATCTGCACCTATTTCAGTGTCGCTTCCAACAAGAGCCTTATCCAAACCATCAAAAGCATTTGTATCAACCGCAGAGTCGCCGTTTATCGCAGTGTAGTGAAACAGGTTCGAAGCTGCCTTGATTTTCTCGTTCATCTGATACTGAACTTCATCGACTGCGCCGGCTGTTTCAGCTATAACTCTGTCAATCTCAAAAGAACCGCCAAAGATCTTAAGATTCACTGTCTTAGGTTCTCTTGCTGCCTCTTGTGGAGTGTACTCGCTGTTAAGCGCTCTAAATTGAGCTTGTCCGGGAGTCAAGGTTCTTACATACCCGTATGTCAGTGTGGATCCACCAGTTCCGGGGGATACTGCATCATCAAAGGTCATTGCATCAAGTAGCAAGGAATTTCTTCTGAATTCATCTATAACCTGTTGTACTACCTTGTCGGACATACCAACTTTTGCTTGTGCTAGTGTTATTGCCATTTTTTATCATTCTCCTTTTGATTAAGATTTATAGTGGCTTTGCAAAGCCGATGCTAAATCACTAGGCGCCGGATCTGTGCCTCCTTTAGCACCGCCACCCTTGGAGCCACCTGTTCCCGTGGGTGGTTGTTCGATAAACAAAAACTTCTTGCTTTCTTCCAGGGTTTTAGCCTGGTCTTCGATGCCTATCACTGTGCCATCGTCTTTATAGACCAGCTGGGACTTGTCAATGAGTCCTGCGGCTACATCTACATCATGGACTTTACCGGCAAAATAGACTTTGATTGCGTTTGTAATGCGAGTGTCTTTAAGCTCATTTTCGTACTTTTCGGAAGCTGTTTTGTTTTCGTCTTGCAACTTAGCTATCTCGGCTTTTAGGGTTTCTGTGTCGCCAGTGTTTTTCTTCAAGGTCTCAAGCTGAGTGTCTACCTCCGCAAGCTGTTTTTTCTGGCTTTTGATAGTCTCGTTAGCCTCGTTAAATTTAGCTACAGGCACCCAGTTACCGTTATTTACGATATCAACCTGAGTATCTCCTAGCTTTTCAGTGACTTGGCTGTATAGTTCCTCGCCTAAGATTTCTTTTAGTGTTTTCACTTCCGCAAATAGTTGTAAATTCATTCTTAGATAGTTCTTCATTCTTAATTTCTCCTTCCAACTAACCTTTTTAAACCGGTCGGCTCCGGCACTGTGGTCTTTTTCTTTAGACTCTAAAATACTAAAAAGAGCATGAGCCTTTTAACGACCTACTCAGGTCGGAAACCTTTATAGAGCTACTAAGCCCCACACCTCCCGCGGGCTTTCATTCACTCGTGGATTTATAAAGGGCTTTAAATGCCTTGATGATGCTGGGATTGTCTTTTATTAGCATTGCAAAACCGTTGCCCAGACAAACAACCTGTTTCTCAGTCAGGTCTAAGTCGTATAATTCATCGATACCGTGTATGGCTTCGTGTATCAGGGTGGTAACTTTCTGTGATTTGCTATACTTAGAGTTGATGATAATTCGCGGATCATCGTAATGTATCCGTCCATAACAAATATCCCCTCCTGATATCAGATCCCCGTCCGGCTCCTTTTCTTCAACTTCGTAGTCCTTCCAGCCGATTTTCAATCTTTTAAGCATCTAAACCCTCCCTTATTTTTTATTAGCGAAATAATCGCCGTACTGCCCGTACCAATCGTCAAGCATTGGATTGTCATCTTTGCCAGTGAGCCATCTGTTAATCTCGGCGCCTACCTGGTCAAAGTCTTTTGTAATGTAGGGCACCATGATGCAAGCCCCGTTCGGGTGGTCTAGTGGGACATCGTTGTTGGGAAATATCTGTCCCTCTCTATCTGCGCATATCTCGCATACATTATGCCCCCCGGATGTTAGCCACTGGGTACCCTCTACAAACGGGTTAATACTGCTGCTTTTAATCGATGCAGTCTGGTATGAGTGGTTAATCGCTGTCCTTGCAAACCTTTTGGCGTTATAATCAACCCTTGCATTTTTCAGTCTAGGGTATAAATCCCCCCAATCAGTGGGACGTCTAGCCGGCGCACTGACAAACCACTCTAGGTCTTTCGCTAGGCCTACCGCTGATTTGCCCTCTAGTATCCCTTTGTTTATAATCTCCTGTATCTGCCCGTCAAAATACCTGTCAAAGTTCCATATCCGGGCACTAAGGCTCTTGCCGTCCATATACAACTTGCCGCTTATGATGTCATCCACGATATCTTTATTTATGCGGGAAAAGATTGTTGTAAAATGCTCCCCCGGGTCAAGTCCACCGACTACAAACATGCGCCTAAGTAGCTTTTCATTCATGCCAGTGCCAAGCTCAGAGGCCTTTTTAATCGAGCTGGTGGTCTGTAGCTCAATTTGTCTTCTCAGTACGGTGCGTGCCTTCTTAAGCTCTTTCTGAAAGTCTGTAAGTTGCCTATGTGTTAAAGTCTTCGCCCTGGTCTTGGTTATTTCTCTTGCCAGGTCTTCCAAGGCTTTTTCGTAGAGCTTCAAGATCTGTCTTTCTTGCTGTAGTGTTAAAAGAGACACCCTTTTTCGGACGTCTCTTGCCATCTTTCGATACATAGTCACTATTCATCATCCCCTAGGTCCCGTATCAGGTTTTGGGTAAAGGAGTCTTCTAGTAGCTGTTTTTCCATCTGTATTTGTTCCAGTTCTTTATCTATGTGTTCATAGTCGCCCCATTTTTTCATGTAGCTGTAGCGACTTCTGACTTCTGTAGTGACTTCCTGCATGTCTATTTCTTTCTGCGCGTCTTCATCTTCTTGAATCGGGTAGTAGTGTTCAATATTTAGAGTAGTCTCGAATCTAGCTGTCTGAGCTTGCCCGTACAGATTGTAAGTCTCGACCATCTTAAAGATAAACTCAACCATTTGCTCTAGCGCCGGCCCCCATTCGGTCCAATCCTCTTCACAAGCCGATATAAGTCCCCAGTATATAGCCTTCATACTTTTACCCGACTGCACGACACCTTTCATTTGCTCCAAATTGACGTTTGGCACCTCGATTAGATCATATAAATCAGCTTTGATTCTCTCTACCGTATCCTCAAACTTTGCCTGGTAACTAAATTTGCTTTCTAGCCTCTCGACCTTAGCCTGTCTCTCGTTTGCTGTTGGGTCAGTCTGTAGGTCTATCATGGCACCAGGGGATATCTTAACTCTTTCTAAGGTGTCTTCGCTTGCGTCAGTAAAGACGTCTTGGCCAAACATTTGAAACTTTAACGCATCTATGTCGTCGCTTGTCAGTTTGTTATATGAATCTTGGTTTTCCCAAAGCTGGTGAACATCACTTGACCCTTCAACCTCTCCCGTAAGTCCACCGTTTTGAATTATAACCACAGGGATAAAGTCTAATCTGGTGTTGTAGTCTGTTTCGATTGACTCTATAAGGTCTGCTCTGCCGTTGTAGATACCTTCGTTTAATATGCAAGTTCCGCCAACCATTTCCCATGATTGCTTCTTTATCCTTTGCTTGGTCGGGTCTGATTCGTTGTTTAAAGCATAGACAAACAAGATCTTTTCAATCGTGTCGATGTCATCCTCGTTGTACTGCACGAAAAACTCATAGGCGGGGGAGAAGATGATCCTTAAGCCCTCGTTTTCTTTCGCCCATAGTTTAATGGCGATCTTGCCGCCAATCGAACAGTCTTTACGGGCTTTTAAAAGCTTTGAGTGGAACTTGTTAGCCTTTAGTATATCGGCTAGTAAGTCTTCTTTTACTTGCGCCGCATCCTTATTAGCAGTTGAACCTTCTGCATCCTCCGATACTGGTCTGATATCAAAGTAGGGTTCGCGGCCAAACATAAACCTCGCCCTGGTGTTGATTAACTTTTTAGTCAGATTTGTAATCTTTTTAGTAGGGACGTAATCAAGCTCTCCGGCAGTCTCCCACTTTTGGTCTCCGTCATAAATCGAATACCAACGTATGATTCTTTGCACTTTCTCTAAATAATCGCCGTAAACTCCTTCTATCTCGGACTTTAGTAGCTGATTGTAATTTATCATCATCTTGCCCCTTTCCCGGAGTGGTTTCTTCTAGTTTTCAAATCCGACACCTCATACCCATCTAGCCCGTACCATATAGCTGAAAAGGTGTGGGGATCTATATTAAATTCATCTTCTATGATATTCCCCAGCTTGTCTTTTTTATATGTCAAGTCTTTTAGTTCCCGGATGGCGTTCTTACAATCTTCGGAGCAAATGATTTTTTTAAACCTTTTGACCTTTTTAATGTTTTGCAATCTACTCCCCGGGCCCTTTTTAGCCCCAATCATCTTAAACCCTTGTTGGTTGTAGTAGGCTATCGTCTTAGGTTCTGCCGAGTCTGCTCTTATAAGTTCTCTATCCTCGATGATTTCTTTTTCTTTTAGGTCTCGGGCTGTTTTGTCATCGGTCATCTTGTTTCTGTAATACTCTTTATAGATATACAGGTATTTCTTTTCGTCATCTATGGCCATTTTTATTACTGCGTTATAAGACTCCTCGAAACCAAAGTCCATGCCAACCCTGTAGAACCTCATCGGTATATCAGCTATCTTGGCTAATACCATCTTGTGGGGCATTGTTTGAAATTGCGGCAGCACTCTGGTGCCGTTGACACCGAAACGTCCTTTTCTCGCCACTCTGTATAGGTCTGGATCATATGCCTTAAGCTCTTCGAGTTGGTCTATATAGCTTTTTGGCAAAAATAAATTATCATCCGCGACACTGTGATGATAATAAGTATTCCCGATAACCATTATTCGGTCTTTATAAAGTTTTTTATCATCTGCTGTAAAAGTCTTATTCAGATGATCCTTGAAAAAGTGTCTGTATGTCCAATTTTCCTCACCTACAGGGTTTGTCGATAATATAAAGTGTATCGGTAGGCTTGGGTGTCTAGCTCGCCCCAAAAGCTCTTTGTAGCCCTCATATTTAAGTTCGGAGCACTCTTCGATCCAAATTATCGATACATTGTGTATGGATTTTAACTTCCACGGTTTATCCAGGCCCTTGAATATAATCTGTGACCCGTTAGGAAATTTAATCTGCATAGGGGAGACGGTGGGGGAGACATACCCATCCAGCCCTAGGTCGGATATGATCTCGTCAAATAGTGCAAAACAACTATCTCTGATGGTGTCGAACACTTCTCTTATCACAAGGACTTTCCGTTTTTCCTCCAGGCACTTTAATATAACCTTCAAAGCCACATGATAACTCTTAGATGAGCCGTAGCCGCCGACCAAGAAGTAATGCTTGTGCTCCCAGTCGAATACGAAATCTTCAAAATGGGGATTGACCTCTTTTTCAATCTGCATCGCTTTTGCGCCTTATCGTTATATTTATCGGCTCTGTGGATTCTATCCTGTCCACATAGAGACCGTATCTCTTACCTAGTAGCTCAGCGGCCTTCAAACGCTCTTTTTCATCAGGGGCTTTAGTTACGTGCTGTGCCTTAGATATCCCATCGCCTTTTCCTTCGACTACCACTATTTCCGATTCAGACTCTCCACGGAGCACAGATGTTAAATACTTCATCACTTCCACTGCATCCGCAACTCTCTCGTCTTCAATTTGTTTAAGCCGTTCCGCGATAAAGCCTTTTACCGAGTCATTTGCGAGTAGGCGCCTAGCATTAGCTTCTGCTACGTATCTCTTGCTTGCAGAATAGCCGGCTCGAATATAGGCCTCTGTGGCATTGCCTAGCTGGATGTAGTAATCGCAAAAGGCCTTTTGTTTAATTGTCATCTTCACTCTTACCACCCCCAAATAAAAAAGAACCCTTTCGGATTCTCTAAAATAACGAAAATATTATAATTACACAAACTATCAAAAGCGGCACCATCATCATTAAGCAGCCGATTCCTTTGATTGTCTCTCCGACCGTCTTTATGTTTTCCCCGGTCCTTTGTGCTTTTTCTGCTTTTACTGTTTGATTAAAGCCGTTTATAAGCTCTTGCTTCTTTTCCTCCGGCATACCCTCATACTCTTCAACGCTGATACCGTAGGTTGTAAGATATTTTCTAAACTCTAAATTTTCCATGACAAAACCTCCTTTGTCATAGTATATCTTAATTATCTATTTTTATCCATATCTTCTCGTTTTTTATCGTATCCCAAATCTTTCATACATTTTGCAAACAGGCAGATAAAATGCCCGTCATCACACTTGGTTTTCCACAAACAACCTTTACATTTCTTCTCGTTGTATTTTTCTTTCATAGTGCACCTCAATCTATATTTAAGGCCTCGGGTCAATTCTGAGGCACTGATCAATCAACCCATCCTGCGGATCAGGTAGGGCAGGAAAGGAGGACATGAAAAAGGCACCCCGAAGGATGCCGATAAGAAAGGATTCTCGTATGCATATTTCTATGCTTCTATTATCTCACAGACTCAACGGGAATCGTGGGAATTATAGCACCTGCCTTAAATATCTCCTATATTTCTTACTAACCGTTGTACGTTCATACCCAGTTTCTGCTGCTATCTCATTCCACGTGAGATTGTTAACGTGCCTCAGCCTAAATATCAGCCTTATCTCATTGTCTGTTATACTATCTAGGAACTTTTCTATCTGCGATTTAAGCCTGTACATTCGCCTTAGCTTTGAGTTATATTGTTCTGTGAGTTCAGCAAGCTCACAAGCTATATCTCCCGTAGAGTCCGATATATTAGATGTCTGTACTGATTCTTTAGGTCTTACTGCCTCTAGGTATGAGATGTTTTCTATCTCGCTTTTGATCTCTTCAATTTCTCGATTTATGTGCCACAGTTGGTTGAGTTCGTCCTTTGTCATAAGTGCCCCCTTTATGTTGGTTTAGTCTCCGCTCCCGTCTTCTCGGTATATTAATTCGCAGTTTTCACAACTTGGTTTCTCGCAAGGTCTTTTGGTTATCTCGCAGAAGTCGCCTATGCTAGTTTCGTTTCGCATTGCCTGCCTCCTATCGTAGTTTTTTGTACCACTCTCTAAGCGCTTGACCTGTGTATATCTCTTTAAGTCTATGCTCGCAAAATGTCAGCATGTCATCTCTGTTTTTTTGCCAGTCTTGATTGTCAAAGTTTTCCGGCTCGTAATAAACGACTCCTACATCGTAGTGATAAATCATAGCTATTAGAGTTAATAGGGTTTCTTCTTCCTGTAGCGAGTCTACCCAGGTTTCGTTGGTCGGCTCAAAAATGAGCTTACCTGACATACTCGCCCCAAGTTTGGGGTCAGTAGTATGTATCTTTGCCTCTGGGTTTACTTTAAATTCAGCTTCCATTTTCTTATCCCTCCACTCAGCCCAAATGTGGGCCTAGTTAATTTTAAGTTCATCTTCAAATTGCCTTATGATCTCATCTTTTTTGTCACTGCCGCCGCACGCTCTGGTTATAAATTTCCCATCTACCCATATGCCATAGCACCAAGTGTCAGTATCTTGATTGTAGGTTAACTGTCTAGTCGTCATTCCTCGACCTCCATATTCTTATACTTTTCGAGTTCTTCGTCGCTCAATTTATAAGTCAGGACAGGCTCTTTTTCTTTTTCCATCTCTCTACCTCCTTGCTTTCCCAGGTCGCCACTCAAACAGTGCTACCTCAGCTTCCGATTCCTTGTGTTGATGGGACAGCCTGTCATCACAGGCCGCCCTAAACTCTTGATATTTACTACACTTGCCATGGCAAGCTACGTGCCTATCTTGACAGTTTAAACATGGTGAGTTCATGGTTACCTCCTGTTTTTGTAATTTTATAATATGGTTTCCCTTGCATGTAGTTACCGACATGGCTGAGGCGTATATCGCATTGTTACAGCTCTCACAATTCATTAAACTTCACCCTCTCTCAGCATAGATAAGTCATACCCTGATGAGACAAACTTTTCGCACAAGCTCCTTTTTATGTCATTGCCCAGCTTCGTATATATCAGCATCAAATCTTGGTTTGAAAACTTTGTCCCTAAAAACTCATTTAGCGCATAGGTTATTTTTTTTTGCCAGTATGGACTAGTCCCCTTACAAGCAGGTCTAGAGACCCAAGCTATCATTTTGCAGTTAAAATCAAGAGACGTCTCTACGTCGCCTAGCGAAAAATACACGTTGTTTTTAGGCTCTAAAATTAGTTCATTCTTTGTATTTATAAATGCGTTGGGAAATACAACCCCTATCCTCTGTAGGCATATCAAAATATCGTCATTATACATTTAAAATCACCTTTTCTCAGTCTCCTTTCCAGATTCCATCCGGCAGTCTTAATGCGAAAAACAAAAGCTTAGGTCTGCATGTCTTAGGTATGCACCGCTTAGGCTTGCCCTTTCTCCACCGACTCCCATAACCCATTTTTTATGATTTTCCAATATGGTTTTAATGTCCATGCTTATTCTCCTTTCCAACTCCTATTTGCTATCATTTGTGAGTTCATCTCATCTCTCCTATAAAATATGTCTTTTAATTAGACTTTTGAATAAAATATTCAACATTTTTATACTTTTCTTCAAGTTCAGCATTCAAGTATTCACATAGTTTTTCGCATTCATCATACGATGTAAAGTGTACTCTATATGTCCGCATTCCTTTTGAAAATTCATCATAAATATTTTCACTTGAAAAGCTATCAAAGCTATCATTCTCGCCATTAATATAATAGTTTCTATAACCCCTTTCAAAACGATCACAAATTGCTTGAACTTGTTTCACAACGTATTTTTGCTTTTTCTTTTCATAATCGCTTGTATGTTGTGATGCTGTCTTGTTGTAAATGATAACCGTATCGCCATTATCAAGCTTAACCTTTTGCGAAAATGGGGCATATTTTAATTCTTCGGTGGCAACTAAAACTGCCTTATAAAGAGTGATAGAGATATTTTCTTTGAACCACTTCATTTGATTCTTTTTAATCTCATCCAAAATCTGCTTTTTATATTTATCTAAGTCCTCAAGTTGTCTTTCAAGTCCACGTTTTTGTGATCTCAATAATGAGTTTTGTGTGCTTAAATCCGTCTTGTCTTTTCTTAACGATTTAAGTTCTTCTTGAAATTTTGGGTCTAACATTTCAAACAACTTTTTCTCAAATTCGTATTTTAGTTCTTCAAGCTGATCAGGTTCACAATAATCATCATAGTTTTCGTACATTATCTTTACTCCTCCTCTTCTTCGTCTTGGTCAAAATCCAGTAACACTTCATTGCAATCTTCACACTCGATAGCCACATTGACTAGTTCGTCCATACCTTAAAATGTTGATACGCATAATACTTGATATGTTCAGCTAAACGGAACATCTATCTCTATTTTTTCACATTCATAATAAGATATATTTTGCTCTTCATTTCTACTTAATATTTCATCAAATACTGCTTGTATTTTTTTAACATCTTCTTCTTTTATGTCTTGTTTGATTCTTTCATCCCAATCTTCATACATTCCGTTTTCATATACAGAATCAAAGACTGCATCTATAAAGCTTGCAGCATCAATGCTTGCTTTATGTTCGGTTGTGGTATAAAGGTTTATATCCTCATCATCCGTAAAGTACCTCAAGTCATTCATTACCTCTTCAACTGTATAAATACGTTCATTATAACTAACCTTTACATCTTTATCTAATTCTGATAACTTAACCATTCTCGTTCCCCCCTAGGTCAAACTGTCTTATCAGCTTGTCCGTGTCTTGGTCGCTTGTCAAAAGCACGTAGCACACCTTTTCTCTGAAATTTAAGTGTAGGGTTAGTCCGTAATCTCTCATGATTGCACCTCCAGCAACTCGGGATTGTCGTGAATGTTGCCGATTACTTCAGCCATTTCAGCCAATTCTTTCGTTAGGGGGATTTTGTCATACAGTTTCTTGTTTACACACCAACAGATGCAAAATCTTGTGATATCGTCAATCCATTCAACAACAAAAGCTCCTGCGAGTGATTCTGAAATATCCCCCTCGTATATCTTCACACCATTTTTGTCTTTAAGCCCTGTGTATTGACCGACTGTTTCTAATATTACAGGGTTTGTTGAGTAAAACCCTTCTTTGCGTTCCCACCAAGTTACTTTTATTTCAGGTGGATAATCGTTCGGATAGCTTTGTGTCAAATCACCACAAATCCATTCGCCGTTATCAATCCTTTTCCCTCTAAACTTTATTTCTCTCATTTGTCACCCTCCTTTGCCATCCTCAGTAGGCACATGATACCCATGCCTATCAGCGTTCCCATTATTAATCCGATGCCCCAGTGTATTATCATTTCTCGACCTCCATATTCTTATACTTTTCTAATTCTTCATCACTCAGTTTATAGATAAACACAGGTTCTTTTTCTTTTTCGTCTTTCGGTATGCACCAATAACTATCAGGGTTTTTATACCCGAAGGGTTTATCAAGTGGGAATGAGTCATGGTCATAGTTATCGTGCACCATTCCGTTTCCCGCCAGTCTACCTGTGGATGTCCTCATAAACTCATTAGCGTGTCGCTTGCCATTGTTACCACGTTTAGCCATGTTCGCTCAACTCCTTAACTTTGCATATGTATCCCTGTTCCTGTGCTAATCTTAGATATTTGTCCAGTTCTTCTTTGTTTTCGCATTCAAACACCATGTTGTTAAGCGGCTCCTTGTGTGTTATCTCATATTTAATTTGTTACCCCCAAAGTAATTTGGCTGTTTCGTACTTCTTCGTAAGTTCCTTTACGTCTTTTGTTGCGTATGCTAGCGAGTAAGAGTGTTCTCTCGGAATCGTTCCGTCTTTTAAGCCTTCTTGATATTTTTTCATTTTTTCTAATTTGTGTTTGAAGTAATCAATACTTTCTGGCATGGCTAAAGTTATATCCTTGGCTCTAGATTCCCAGTATTCAGATTTTCTCCTTTGTTCTTCTGCTTTTTTCTCGTACTCAAGAGCCTTGTCCATTCTATTGGCATTTCTTTCAAACAACGCTCTGTGTCTCTTTTCGCTATGGTGACCTATTTTGATTGGCTCTCCAAGCGATAAAAACTCCGCGCCCTCTTGTGACGCCTTCCACCTTTCGTTGGCTTTACTTATATTGCTTGCAGCTGCATTGTTGTATTTTTCTGCTTTCCGTTCTGCATATGTTTTATCTTCAAGCCTAACTATCGAATAACAGTATCTGGGGTTATCTTTTGTCCCTGTATATCCCACAAAGTTGTAGACCTCGCACTCTACCTCCTTCCCATATTTAGTTTCTAAGGAGATTATTTCTCCTTTTTCATATTGCTCTTCACATTCCGCTACCCATACATTCGGGCAGTATTTTTTGAATTTATTCATATCGTTTTTCCTCCCATCTTTTACAAGCCATATCCCTTACCCGCTTATCCGTTGCATTGCTATGAGACAAGGCCCATAAATCACACTTAAAGTATGTTCTGCCGTGGTAGTTGATTCTTAGAAAGTGTTTACAATCCCCACACTTTTTGCCTTCGAACGTTCCCCACATCTCGTTCATAGTTGCCCTCTTAGGCCGCCCACGTCTTTCTTTTTCTTCTGGCGGGTCTGCAACCTCGATAGATACCTCATTGCCAAAAAATATCAATTTGCTTAAACATATCACCCTCCACTAAAAGGGAAGATCATCTCCAACATCATCCATCGGCACAAAATCGTCCATTTCAGCCTGTTTTGATATCGAACCCTTGTTCGTACCCTTTGAGTCTAGAAAATCGAAGTTGTCGACCATTACGTCCGTCTTATATATACGTCTACCGTCTTTTTCATAGCTTGATGTCTGCAATCTACCCGATATACCTAACTTACTACCCTTATCGGTGTATTTAGCCAGTGCCTCAGCTCTGTTGCCAAAAGCCACACAGTTTATCCAGTCGGTTTCATATTCTCCATCTTTATTTTTCCCTCTCGATACTGCCAGGCTAAATTGAGCTACCGCCATACCTGAGGCGGTATACCTCAACTCTATCGGTTTTCCCAAATTGCCTGTAATCGCTACTAAATTCATAATGTTTCCTCCTTGATAATTTTTATTATTCTTGATACTGGTATAGTTTTTGGGTGGTAACTGCTGTCACCATCAATTATTACTTTTATCGTTGCGTCTTTTTCGTGTATGTTGTCTAGTCCGTTCGCCGGTCGTGCTTTCTTCAATCCTGCGTAGTCAAT